GCGCTTCGCGCGGTGCGCGACGCAGGACGGCGGTTAAGCCCCCCCCAGGCTAACAGGGGGGGAACAAAACAAAACCCTAAATTGCACCCTACGGAACAAATGAGATGAACAGTGTCGATTTTCAAAATTACGAATATTTCACCCATGCTGTTACTGCCAACGGCAAGCTGCTGGAAATTCCATTGCGTAAAGGCAAACACGATTCCGCCTTTATCGATGCGCTCACATTTACCATCCGCAAAACCACTATCGACCTTCTCAAAGGCATCTGTTTCAAGGATGCCGAATACATCGCCGCTTATTCCGAAATCCTGAAAGAAATTTTCGGTTTCGGCATTACCGAAAAACGCGAAGGCAAAGGACGGTATTTTTACCAATCCTTTTACCGGCTGGGCATCAAAGAAGCCGAATACGGCACCGTCCATATCGGCGGCCAGAACGAAACCATTTTGGTAGAGCTCACAGGTACAGCCTGCCAAGCAGCAAAAGCCGGTTGGGAAATCCGACTGTATGACTTCTTAAAGCAGGCCGTCCGCCCGCAAATTACACGCATTGACTGCGCACATGACTTTTTCAATGGCGAATACACACCCGAAAAAGCCATGCTGCACCATGACAAAGGCTTATTTGACAGGAGCAACAAACGCCCGAAAAGCGAATGTATCGGCACAGCATGGCGGTTGGAAGATTACAGCGGCAAAACGTTCTACATCGGCCGTCGCGGTTCGTCCAAACTCGTCCGCGTGTATGAAAAAGGCCGCCAATTAGGCGATCCGAACAGCGCATGGGTACGCTTTGAAATCGAATTCCGTGCCAAAGACTGCGTAATACCGTTGGAAATCCTGACCGCGCCGGGCGAATTTCTGACAGGTGCCTACCCCGTCGGCGAGCAGATTTTTGACACGCCGTCCCAACGTATCGAAGCGACCCAAAAGAAAGCGGATACCACGTTTGACGACAAACTGAAACATGCCAAAAACCAAGTAGGCAGGCTCGTCCGACTGCTTAAGGAATTGCAGTGGAGTGATGAAGAAATTGTCGCGGCATTGATTGCCGAAGAAGGCAAATATCCCAAAGGGCTGCATCCGATGGAATACGACTGCACCAGTGAAACCGTCGAATACATGGATTTGCAGACCTACGAAGCACAGATTGGCGAAATAAACGATTCCATCGACGAATTGACCCATATCGCCCGCGAAATCGACCATTTCGACAAAACCAACCTGTCTAAAACCGAACAGCAACATCGGCTCGTCCGCGAATTTGACGACGATTTGAAGCGGTTTATGGAAATTTGGCGCGAAGGCAAATACTACAGCCTATCCGAAAGGGATTTGCAACGCCATTTGCAGGAATCCCAAAACCAAAGGAAACAAAACGAATTTATCGATTACCTCTATTTGAAGTACGGCAGCCTTTTTGCCAAATCTCTAACCCACCAACCCCATAAAGGAAAATCATCATGGCATTAAATTTCAACGCACAACCCGAATTGGTTTACCAAAAGAAAATCGTAATGGGCATTACCCGGTTCATGGGCGAAATCGACGGCAACTCCATTGACAGTTGCTCCGTATTGATGGCCGCACCATTGACCGACAACACAGGTAATGCACGCGGTTTCGGTGTGGCCAAAGTCGCCTTCGGAAAAAGCATCAACTTTCAGAAATTCGACGGTTTGAGTTTCCCTTGCGAAATGGAACTGGCCTTCGGCACGGAAACCAACGCATCGGGCAAATTGAAAGACGTATTGAAAGACATCCGCATTCCGTCTGCGAAATAAAACGGAGGTTTTATGAAAACCTATTTTATCGTTCAGGATTTGGAAACCCACGAATTCCTATATCCCGAAGACGGAAACGTAGGGCAGACACCCTATTTGAGCCAGGCGGGGCGTTTTGAGTATCAAGAAGACGCCATCGAAGCCGGTGAAGATATAGGCGGACCTTTCAGCATCTTCCGCTTTTACCTGCCCGAATGAATTTGCCGTTTGGGCGTGGCGGTAAATACCCCCTTGAACACACGCCCCTTTTTTAACATTTTTGGAGATAAATCATGAAAATCATGAGCAAAGTAAACGCTGCAAAAGCAGCAGTAGCAACAGGCCTGACGACTTTCGCAGTATCTGCGAATGCTGCATTGCCGGATTCATTAAAAACCGCCATTGACGGCTCTAAAGCAGACGGTTTGGAAGCTGGTTGGCTGGTAGTCGGCGTAGTGGCGGCGGTTTTTGTCATCGCCGTTGTGAAGAAAATGATCCGATAAGGCGGCAAAATGGGCTATCAAGTCGGAAATCAATGTTTTGAAAGCAGGGAAGCTGCTGAAAACCACTATTTCAGCTTGGTAGTCCCACAAATTCAGAACGGCCAGCTGATACAGCCAAAAAAAGTAGGCGGAAGATGGGAAATGCAAGGCCAGGTATTGCAGGCACAGCTTCCCGAATGCGACCCGGCGGAAAATTTCAGAAACGGTACGGAGCTTGGCTGGCTGATATTTGGCGTGATGGCCGCGATGTACACGTTTCACATTATCAAAGGCCTGTTCAAATGATGATAGATACCTATTTCCTGCTCGGATTGGGGCTTGTCGTCCTGATGGGGGCAATGCTCTTCAAGTCATAAAAGCTGTTAGAATCAATCCTTTTACAACATTGTCAAAGGATTGGAAATGAAGCCTTTTATCACTGAAGAACAGTTAGCGTTGTACAAATATCAGCGGGGCAGCAAATATTACGGCATGGCGATGTCTAACATTTTGCATTTGGAATTTGCTGATTTCTTGAACACGCAACATTTAAAACGGATTCGGAAATATCAGGGTTATAGTGATTTCCGTGAATTTCTTGGATTTTTTGAATATTTCATGCACAGGAAAATAGAGAATGATACGTGGGAAATTTGGTGTCCCGACCTTTCGTGTTTTTATTTGTGCTTTGAAAAGAGCGATGTCAGTGCGAGTGGTGAGCATTGCCGTTTTTACAGTGTTCCTCCATTGCCTGATGAATAATGCCTTTGCCGCTACTGAATATTTGGTACGTTATGATAAAAATGGTAATCCATTAATGCATCCTATCGGCAACCATCGCGGTAAAACCTTTGTCGGCGATGTCGATTGGGCGGCCACTCATGACGAACGCGCAAAAGGAGCAGCGCATTGGCGCGCAAGGCAGGATTTGGCGGCAAAGTTTCAGGGTTCGACAGGCGCGGTTTCCAACACCGTAGTGCGCGGCACAGTCACCCAAACCGTCTCTAAGCGCACCGTTATGCAAAACCTGCTGGCCAACGCCCGAAAGGGTGGCAGGTTTTTGGGCAGGGGCGGATTGGGCGGTATTGCAGCGGGGTATGTTTTGGAAGCTGCCTATGACCTGGTTAAAGAGAAGCTCGCCGAAAAAGGCTACAAATGGGACGACAAAGAAGGCGACTTTGTCAATCCGCAGGAATACACCGTCGAATGCAGCTCTATCTTTGATGCTCAAAAGTACGGTAGAGACCCTGAAAAAAATCACGGTTATAAGCCATGTGGCGGCATATCTTCCTACGGGCGCAATATGCCCGACGTAGCCAAGTCCGTTTATACGTCCATTTGCCAATCGCAGGAAGTTGAGAATCACACCTTTGTTAAAGCAGAAGGCGATGCCAACGGCGGAACGTGTTATGGCACGCGAAACGACGAGCCGAATCGTGGATTGTTTTGGTATGTACAGCTTCGCACTGTTTTGAACAAAAACAGGGCGATCACCCAATCCGAATTTGACGACATCATACTGCCCGAAGCCGATAAGAACCCTACCCCGTATGTGAACGCATCAGGCGACGGAGAAGGCAATATTCCCGGTGCAAGCAAGCCCGAAGTTTATTTGTTACCCGGCCAGATTGTTCAATCCGACCCGTACACCAACCCACAGACAGGCTTACCCGAGCAGGCTCGGTGGGAAACCTCCGACGACCCAAGCGCCCCCGGTGTGAAAAGCAAAGTCAGAGAGACCATCACCCCCCGCCCCGACCTTAAGCCGGACAGCCCGGAAGCACCACGGGCAAAACTACCCGAAAAGGAAAAGGACGGCGCGGGCAAGGATAAGGACGGCAAAGGCGATGCCGACAAGGATAAAAAGCAGGGCGATACCGACGGACTTTGTGAAAAGCACCCCGAAATACTGGCCTGTCAGAAGATGGGCGACGTAAAGGGCAAAGAATTTGACGATATCAAAATACCCCATGTAACGGATGATAGAACATGGCAGCCCGATGATTTCTTACCCAGTGACGGCGTATGCCCGCAGCCCAAAACCTTTCATGTAATGGGCAAGGCGTTTTCAGTGAGCTACGAACCACTGTGCGAAATCATGCGGCAGGCAAGGTTCATCATACTTATCGCGTTCATTTTGATGTCGGCATACGTTACTTTTGGCGGCTTGAGAAAGGAATAAGCCATGCCCTTAGCACTGATACCGCTGATAGCGATACTGCTCAAACTACTGATTGTCCGCATTATCCTTGCAACAGGGATGACGTTCGTTACCTATGCCGGCTACCTGATAGCCCTGAACAAGTTTAAGGGCTATGTGACCAATGCGGTCAACAGTATGCCGGCAGATATACTCAACCTGCTGCTGATAGGCGGCGTAGGCCAAGGATTGGGCTACCTGTTCGGCGCATTCGCATTCGCGATTTCCATGCGCGCACTTAACAAACTCACATTTGTCTTACCGAAATAGCAAGGAGCAGAATCATGATTTACCTGATTACCGGCAATATGGGCACCGGCAAAACCAGCCGGGCGGTAAACATGATTCTGACCAACGAAGACGGTTTATTCAAACAAACTATTGAGGATGGTTCGGTAATAGACCGTCCGCTTTATTTTTGCCATATTGACGGCCTGGATGCCGCCAAGTTTAATGCGCATGAAATCACGAAAGAAGAAATCCAAAGCGCACCGTTGGACGAAATATTGCCCACCGGGGCGGTGCTGATTGTAGATGAAGCGCACTGGACTTATCCCGTTCGCGCAGCTGCAAAAGCAGTTCCGCCTTATGTTCAAAAGCTGTCCGAATTGCGTCATGACGGATTTACGCTCATCCTGCTCACACAGCACCCCACGCAGTTGGACATATTTGTCCGCAACTTGGTATCCAAACACATACACCTTGAGCGCAAAGCATTGGGCATGAAGCAGTATTGGTGGTACAAATGTGTGACCAATCTGGATAATCCTGCCGGGGTGTCGGGTGTAGAGTCTGCCAGTTACAAACCGCCGAAAGAGGCGTTCAAATACTATAAATCCAGTAGCCAGCACCAAAAATTCCAAAAAAAAATACCGCTTGCCGTTTGGGCATTGGTGGCGATTATCGGCTTTATCGGCTGGGAAGGCTTAGAAGTGTTGCACGAATGAAGGAAAATGGAAAAAATAGAAGTGAAAAAAATGGTTTAGGAGTGGATAAGGGAATTAGAAAATATGAAAAACGGAAATTAAATGCTAGAAATCAGAAAAGTTATAAATTTTTTAATGTGAAAAATATTTTGATAATGATAGTT